CGAGCCTCCAGCTGATGGAGTTATTGCTGCCATTTTATTTTAATTTTAATTATTATCTATTTTTTTAACTTAATACGTAGCTTTGAACTATCGTCTCCTGATATTGCTCTTACTTTTATTCCTCCTGCTTCAACTACACCGGAACTAGTTTGTCTCGGGTCCATGTTTATATTCTTGGACTCTGCTGAGATTTCTTTTACGGCTTCTGTTTTACCAAGTTGATAAAAATGATTCGCTATACTATCAGCGTTTTTTGCGGCAAATAATGCTTTATGATAACCATACCCATCTTTAAGAGTATTATTTTCGTCAAGGTAACTACCTACAACATTCATAATATCCATTTGAGTATTTTTAATTTTATCAACATCTTTTAGTTTAAACCTATATTTTTTGTCTTCAACATCGAAATCAAAACCTTTGAATTCTTGATTAAAAACTTCATTTGTTTTTTGTTTAAACGCATTTGACGCTTTCTCTTGATTCTGAGCAACTTCTTGCTGCTCATTACTGTATCTATTAAAAAAGTCAACAGCTTTTTGCTGTTCGCCTGATAAATTACCAGTTGTTTTTACTTCTTTATAGTATTTTTCTTTTTGTCCTGTTAAATGTAATTTAGCTTTTGCTAATTCTTCTTTAAAAGCTAATTGCTTTCTTTTAATATCTGTAGGATCATCTAACTCTTTATCAAATGAAAAGCCATCATCTATTAAAAAGTTTATTTCCTCATTATCTAAATGAGGCTTTGTTGTGCTATAATACTCTTTTAGAACGTTTACATCATCTAGCTGAGTATAATCTTTATTTAATTTTACATAGTCTTCCAGCGACCCTCCTGTTTCATTCATAAAATTTACAAGATCTCCTATGCCCTCTGGTATGTTTACTTCAGGCTCTTTTTCTATAACTGCCTTAGGCTCTTCAGCTTTTATTTGATTTGTTTTAGACTCCTCTTTTGCAACTTCTTCAATTATCGCTTCTTTTTCTTCTTTACTTTCGTCGGCAAGCTTTTCAGGCTGCGCTTTGTTTTTTTCTTGAACTTCTTCGCTAGCGCTGGATTCGTCGCGTACAGGAACCTCATCTGTGCTTTGCTCTTGAATGGCATCTTTTTCTTCTTTAGGTTTTCTTAAATCTACTTTGGTAATTGTTTCAGCACCAGTATCAAGCCCCATTTTTTTTAAGACTTTGGTTTCTTTTTCAGCTATAGACGGGTTATCCCCTTCTACAACTTTTGCTTTAATTTCTTCTGACATAATATAATATAATTGTATTTATTCTTTTAATAAAGGTAAGAATAATTAACCTTATAAGCCTTGATATGCAACAATAGTTCCTGAAGCTACATCAATTTCAGTCCAACGACCGTAAATTGTTACTCCTTTTGGAAATGTTACGCTATCAACTACTAAGCCTGCAGCCCCTGCTCCAATGCCTTCTGTATTAACGTATGTTGTTGCGCTTTCTGCAACTAAACCACTACCGCTATCAAAAACACTATCTGATAACATCGTTATCGCAACCCATACATGGCCTGCTGTTGGCGTTATTGCAGCTGAACTTGCTGTTGAATATGCTGAACCGTTTATACTACCAGTCCAATCGTTTTTTACTACTTTACCCATTTTTTTATTATTTAATTATTATTTAGGATCAAATTGTTCTAATCCAAAGCCCCCTAAATTATCAAATCCTGCAGATTCAAAACTTTTTGGTGGTTTATTATTTTTTCGTTGGTCTATTAATTCAGACTGTTGTGAAGCTTGTATTTTTGTTCTGTCATCTTTTCTATCTTCACGATACTTATCTTTATCATTAATCACTTGTAAATCCATTTCTTTAAGCTTTATGTTTAATTGAAACTCATGAAGCATAAGTTCTTTTTTAATAGCCGCTTCTCTTTCTAGTTTCTTTATATCAAACTCTGTTTGTGCTTGTTGCATTTTTACTTTACTTTCAGTAATTACTTGATTTTTTTGAATATCTGCCGCCGCTGCTGCTTCAGCTGATTTAGCATTAGACTCTTGTTGTAATTGAATATTTCTTACAGATATTGCTTGATCTTGTTCTAATTTTTTTCTACGTCTTAATTTTAATAGCTGATTTGCTAATTTTAAATTTTTAACTTCTCTTATATCTATAGCATCTTCTAAATTTATTTGATCTTTAGATAAAGTCATTTGAATATTGTTTTCAAGCAATTGTTTTTCTTCTTCATCAGGAGAAAGTTCTAAGAACACACCGAAGTCATGTAAATGTAATTCCGCAACATCTTCTAAATTAGCTACATTAAATCTACCTAATGAGTTTACAAATTGATTTTTTGTATTTGCATATTCTAAAACATCTGACACTCTTAAGCTAATTGCTTCTGCTGTTTTTAAAGTTAAATACAACCCTGATTGTAAAACATGGCGTGTAGCAGTATTGGAATTAGCCGCTGCTAGTTTTTGCAAACCAACTAAAGCATTTTTATCAGGCAATGACCCATCTCTAGCTTCATTCAAACCTGTAACATCTCTTAAGTTTTGCAAATAATAATTGTAAGCAGTAATTAAAGATTGTATTTTTCCTCCTCCATTTCCGCTTTGCAATTCTTGAATTGGCACTCTTGCATTATTAAATTCACCATCTTGTGTCATTGATCTTCCAATAACTGAACCTGTTTGAAAAAACATATTTAGCGCTTCTTGAGGATTATAATTTGTACCGTTTCCTAAATCAACTTCTGCTATTCCATCAGCATCTAAAAAAACTCCATCAGGAACCATTCTTGATAAAACTTGTTGTAGCTTTAAATGAGTTAATTGAATCATATCTGCGAATGTTGTCATTCTACTGACTAAAGATTCTAATCTACCTTTATACATTCTAGGAGCTACAATATTATATGACATTTGTACTTTAGTAACGTCTGACTTAGGACGAGTCATATTCTCAGCAAGCTTCCAATCTAATACGTTCTCACTTCCAATAATTTTTGCACCACAATATAAAACTTCAATAGCTCTATTTACTTTTTCAAAACGTGCTCTTTGATCTGCTGGAGGATTAAAAGTATCATCTTTTTTAATTGTTTTTTTACCTCCTGTTGCAGTGTCTTTAACTTTGTAGGTTTGATTTTGATAAGTTTTATATTCAAAATACAATACATAAACAAATCCATCATCATCCCCATCTATAGCACCATAAGACTTATTATATAATAAACTCCCAGATCCATGCCCATTATCTTCTATAGCTTTTATTTCTTCTTCTGTTATATTTGGAAATTGCTTTTTTAATTCAACTATACTTAATTTTTTTATTTCTCCCACATAATACAAATCATCAAAATAAGGTGACTCTGTAAAAGAATATACTATATCAGAGGGGTCAACATAGTTTATTGTAATACCTTCAGATTTATTAAATCCATTTTTAACACACCCCATTCCTATAACAGCTATATCATAATCTAACCTTCTTTTTGTAAGCTCATATTTATTTAAATCAAACACATTGCTTAAAGCTTCTTCTTGCGCTATTTCAATACTTTGTTTATAATCAAGCTGCATATGTACACTTAATTCTGTTTCATCTACAGGTAATTTTTTTGGGTCAGTATTATACGTGTTAACACCTAAAACTTCTTGTACAGTATCTATGTATTCTTTAGCTTTCATGTCTCTAAGAATATTTTCCATATAATTTGTTCTAGCTTGCGTAGAATGAGGGTCTTGTGAATATGCTTTAACATCATACATTCTTTCTGCAATACCATTAACAACAATATCTACAAACTTAGGAATAATAGGTACAGGCTTCCAGTCTAAGTTTAAATAAGATAAATCACCATTAATTGACAACTCGTCTTTATACTTTTGTATTGATTGCTCTCCTCTTGCATATAATCTTAATCTATGAAAATTTTCACGATTAGACTGATACCTTGAAGTACCAGAATCTTTTTTAAACCATTCTGATTCAATAGCTCTTCCTATCTTTTGTCCATATTCTAAACTTGCTTTTTCTGCATTAGATACTGATTGACTCGGGAATAATCCTGTTGGGTGTGAGTTTGCCATTTATTTTAATATTTTTGAAAAATTTCCTTGATTATTGTATTTTTTAAATTCAAATTCTAATTTTTTTGTTGTTTTAAATACAGCAGGTGCATACTTGTTTTTATTACAAGCCATTATTGCTAGCCCTGAACTTATTGCTGCATCAAATTTTGTTCTTTTATTTATATCAAACAAAGCCCAATCATTTAATGTACGGTCAAAATAAAGATCTCCATAGTTGTTGTCGTCTTTTAAACCTA